AGACTCCGCAACGCGACTGTGTGTTTTGTAAATTCTTCGACTTGTGCGAATTGGATGAAGCCGGCGGGGATGTTGAATACTTCAGATCCACTACGATGAAATCCATAGATCCATACCAAGATCATCGAGAAGGGGCCCAAAATAGTAAGCGAGTTCAGGATGAAGTATAAGCAACTAAAAACTGGATCACCTGAATATAGGTATATACATGATTATCTACTCCCGAAATTACGCGGTCGAGCAGCTGAGTATCTATGTGAGATGGAAGATTGTTTAAATGATGCCGCAGAATGGTCTTGGATCCATGATCTTGATCCACATAATGTCAACAATTATAGATCGTTATGCCATAGCCATCACGTAAGATATGATGGAAGAGATTGGCATGGTGTAGATCAGCGTTGTAATATAGATTGTATATGCAATAGACATCGCAATCATGGCGGTAGAGGCTCAACCAAGCTAAAGGCAGAAGATATACTTGAAATTAGAGATAAATGGGATGCAGGCATTTGGAATCAAAAGGATATAATGACTATTTACAATTTAAAATCATCTGGATACGTTAGCAATATTATAGCACGTAGAGTCTGGAAGCATATATGAACATTGATTCAAATCCTTGCTGCCATTGCGGGCAAAATAATTTACGTGATCAAGGAACTAATTGGCATGCTCTTGACTTTGATGAGTATGGCAAATTCCTAATCTGCGAGGACTGTTGGGATAAAAAGTTCATGAGGATGCTCCACGCTAATGGTATGGCATTCTTTATGGCAATGGATGACTTAGTTGCCGGATTTGAGATGGGTGAGGAGCGGAGAGTGAATTGAATGGTAGCCAGACTTAAAGACAGAGGTCGTGATGATCTTGCAGGCTTTCGTGCAAGAGTATTGCGTTTAGCCGCGCTTGGTAGAATAAGTAAAGGTGATGCCGATCACATTGTCGATATGGTAGATGAACTTGATGCGTTCATCATTAAAATGCAAGAAACGCCAGATGAGAAGGAAAGATTACTATGGTAGAATTACCTAGCAATATCATCGACCTACAGGATGAAGACGAATATGTCAACCTTTTGGTGTACGCTGATAGCGGCGTTGGCAAAACTGTTTTTGGTGGGTCTGATGATGATGTACTGTTCGTGGCCCCGGAAGATAATGGTACGATCAGTGCTAAACGCCTTGGATCAACAGCAAAGAAATGGCAAATCCACCAATGGACGGATATCCAAGAAGCGTACAAATGGCTAGCTAGTCTCGAAGTGATCCCATTTAACTGGGTTGTGCTCGATAGCCTCACGGAAATGCAGCAGATGTGCATGCGCTACATTCTCAACGAAGGAGTCAGGCAGAACCCATCACGTGATCCCGATGTCCCGCAGCTACAAGATTGGATCCCGTACTTTGAGAAGGTGCGGAAGATGATCAAGGCATTCTGTGCGCTCGAAGTTAACTGCCTGTTCACCGCACTCCAGCAAGATGAGGAAGATGAAGATGGCAATAAGGTCGTGCTTCCCATGATGCAAGGTAAGGGGACGCAGTACGCAAAGCAAGCAGCGTCGTTCATGACTAGCTTTGGCCAAATGCGAATCGCCAAAATGCGTGACGGCCAGAACTCAGACGGCACCGACCGTTGGAAGGAAGTCAGGGTAATCACATGGAAGAATACAAAAACGGTGATGGCTAAAGACAGAACGCTCTGTTTGGAACCACAAACCGTCAACAAGTCGCTCAAGGAGATTCGAGAACTCCTTGAGGCTGGCCCAAAACCAGCGCCTGAACCAAGGGCAGTGCCGGCAAAACCAGAACCTCAACAACCGTTGAGAACCAATGAGAGTGTCGATTTGCTCAGCGTGAGCATAGGCGCAGATGGTGAGGAGTGATTAAAATTAAGCTCAAATGGGATATCACGGGAAAAGGTGAGGAGCCTTGGGGCGCAGGGTTGTCCCAATATGAAGGGCCTACACCACCAAAAGGTTCATATATTGCGAAGATCAAGCGTATGACTGTTGGCGCGATTAAGAGCCAAGGCGATAATCATGGTAAGCCACGAATCGCTGTTCTTCTTGAGATTGTCGGCGGGTCTGGTGCAGATGGTGTGCGAGACAAGAACTATCAGTACTTCGGTGCTCCAATCTGGGATGGTCTAAATATCATCAAAGAACCATTCTCACTTGGCAAGATCAACGGTTTCCTACACGCTCTGACCGATGGAAGCGACGAAGCCAAACGAGCAGTTGAGACTGCGTTTTGGCCGCCGAATGGACCGGATGCTAAGAAGGAGCCACGACGTGATGGCGGTGAAGACATCCATATCAAGGCGATCGGTAAGTACCAGATTCAATCACCTGCTGGTGAACATCTGGTACGCATAATTACTAAGATGGAGAGTGACCTTCAGGGTGAGCCTCGTGCTGCGGTTAACACATACTTACCGTACACAGGGCCAAAGCCAGAGTCTATTTCCGACAATGGCCAAGTCATTAAGGATGAGTCTGGTATAGAGATCATCGAGGACGAAGTTGAAGACAATGGCGTTATAGATGCCATGGAGATAATCAGCTCGCCTGACGATGAAGTAGTTAACCTTGATGTGGTCGAGGAACCTCCATTCTGATCCATGTCCTGGAGAGGCGACCTTTAGGAAGTCGGACATGGTTTCGGTGGCAGAGCATACCGTCGGGATAACCGTAAACCACTCCACACAAACTGAGAGAGGGAATCCCAATGAGTGATGGCGACATCATTGAACGAATATACGAAGCTAAGCAAACATATAGGTGTACTGTTTGCGGTTCCATAGGATATTCCACAAATGGCGATAAAGACAAAGCGCATGTGGATGGATGGCGCAAGGACCATCTGGAGGGTCGTCATGACCCAATGCCAAAGTCAACGCGAACCGTACCTGGAACACAGTTAGACTTAATACATGCGATCCAGCGTGGCGAAGTTCCTGGTATCAAATGGGATCCAATGGGTCCCAAATCTGCTCGATACACTTGGGAATCAACAAGGTGACTAAGCACGTTGCGATATTAGGTTGTGGTCCAGCCGGATTAATGGCAGCCCATGCAGCGAATATGATGGGTTGGTCATTAGACATCTATTCCAAGAAGGTCAAGAGCCAGCTTCACGGAGCGCAGTATCTTCATAAGCCGATACCGAAGATCGACACAGGCGGTCCCAATCTAGTAAGCTACAAACTACGGGGCACGCCTGAAGAATATCGTAGTAAGGTGTACGGCGAAGACTGGGATGGTACAGTGAGTCCCGAAGATTTAGCGGAAAATCACCCAGCTTGGGATTTACGACAAGCCTATGATTGGCTATGGAAAGAGTTTGAGCCATGGATTAAAGATTGCTTAATTCAAGGTGGCGAGAATGCGTTTAGGAACTGGGTCCACTTCAAAGGCGCTGATCTAGTTATCAGCACTGTACCTCGAAAACTATGGGCAGTTAAAGGTGATCACTTTGAGTCTACCAAAATTTGGGCACTTGGTGACGGCGACCCGGATGTCGGGTTAGCTAGTCAAGATAACTTCACCGTTATCTGCGATGGTACGCCGATATGTGATTGGTATCGGTCAGCGAAGATATTTGGGCATTCAACATTAGAGTGGCCATATCGTGAGTTATGGCGCAAACCACCCGCTCCAGGAGCAGTAATAGTTGAAAAACCATTACGTTGCTCATCTGTTGGCGCGGGAGATTTCATACATATGGGCAGATATGGAGCCTGGGAAAAGGGCATCTTAACTAGTGACGTTTACTATCAGGCGATGAAGGTGTTTGCAATTGACGCGATTAAGTGAGTTGGGAGTAGTCGAAATCAAATGGGAGGAAGATGAAGAGGGCAATATTGCAGCAGAAGGTTTACAATCCTACGATATAGATATGAACAACGAACTCGCTATTTTTCATGGTGAGAAGTGTATTAAGGTGATCGAAGCTGTAGATTTATGTCATGCCGTGGCGATGGTATATGCGGGTGAGGCCGTTTGTCGCTGGAATCTTAGGAATGGCAAAACTGGTAACGGTCATAAAATCAACGAGCGAGGATGGGATATTGGCGGTCGAGTATGAAAGCAGTTGTAGCAGTAGACATAGATGGAACTCTCGGTGACTATCATTCACATTTTCTTAGATTTGCTGCTGATTGGTATGGCCGGCCTATGCCAAATTCTAGTGACATTAACCCTGGGCTCCCTTTGCACAAGTTTATGCGAACTAGCAAGGCAACATATCGCCAGTGCAAATTGGCATATAGGCAAGGTGGACTTGAGCGAAGCATGCCTGTCTATGAAGGAGCAGCCGAGCTTGCCTCTACTGTACGCAAATGTGGCGCAGAGTTGTGGCTTGCAACCACAAGACCATATCTGAAGCTGGATACACAAAGTCCGAATACGACACATTGGCTACGCTTAAATAAGATTCAGTTCGACCATTTGATATGGGGCGAATATAAGTACCGTGATTTGGTTAAACAAGTAGGTAAAGAACGAATTGCTTGTGTACTTGATGATCTACCAGAGATGATCCAACAGGCGGCGGCACTTAAATTACCCGCCATTCTGCGCGATCAGCCATATAACAAGCATCTAGATTGGTTTCCAAGGGCAATGGATCTAGATGCTGCTCTTGAAGAAATACTTATTGATCTTGGAGCCTGGAAGGAAAAGCATGACCGATGAATTTAGGGCTTTGGAAGAAGAAGCTAATTGGGGGCCAAGTACCAGTCAAGCAGATGTGATCCTGCAGAAGGCACAGGAACCAAGTATGTATAACGTGACGCAGCAAATAAGTCATGATCCAGTTGTATTTGTAGAACAACTAGCCCACGATATTGTGGAATATAGAATTGAGAATATACCAAACGATGAAAAAATAATAGAGATTGTGACGTCTATACTTCCCGGTGTAATCGAGCTATACTTGAAGAAAGTCAAGGATTATGGCGGTGTGAGCGGAGGACTTGGGCCGAAGGCGCCATTCGTGGACATGTGGCGCAAGATGATTAAACTCAAGCGATCGTTATGGGAAGGAGAAGAACTTAAGTTTGAGCAGCCTAGCGAGGTATTGAGAGACATGATAGGCACTGTCTTAAACATATTAGTGGAACTTCCAGAACATGGCATAAAATGAGCTGGACATTATTCTTTCAGCTTATTGTGCTTATCTTCATAAGCACAGTATGTTTTATGTCAGCAGTAAGAACGCTGCGTAATAAATAATGCGCTACGTATCACTTCACCATCATTCAACTTTCTCCTATGGAGACGGTTTCGGTTTACCTAAAGAACATGTGAAGTTCTGCGCTGAGCATGGTATGACCGCTATGGCGCTCACTGAACACGGGAATACTTCATCACATGTTCAGCTTGAAAAGGCGTGCGAGCAGTACAAGATCAAACCTATTTATGGCTGCGAAATTTACATTGCCCCGCCCGAGGAATTGCGCAAGTGCCATCAGATTGTTCTCGCTATGGACCAGCAGGGTCTGGAAAACTTAAACAGGCTCGTGAGCCAGTCTTGGCGGGATTTTTATAAGTGGCCGACAGTCTATCTCAAGTACTTGGAGAAGTACAATGAAGGACTTATTGTCATATCAGGATGCGCAGATTCACAGTTATCATGCACATTGCTGGGTGGAAAGTATTACGGTGACAAGCGGTCGTACTATACCAAATCAGACTATGCTGCTGCCTGTCGGCTTGTTGAATGGTATAAAGCGGTATTTGGAGATAGATACTTCCTCGAAGTACAATGTTTCCCTGGGCTTGAAAGATGTTGTAAGATTAATCCTGCTCTTGAGAAAATATCCTGGAACTGTGGAGTCCCTCTTGTTGCAACGTGTGATTGCCATTATCTACATCCTGCCGACTCGGAGATACAGAAGATTTTACATGCTTCCCACCGCGGTTCTTCTGTATCCCAAGTGGAGGCTAACTGGGAGTACCAAATTCACCTCTCAATTCCCACAACCGACGACGAGGTATGGGATAAGCTGGTTAGAACCGGACTTGAGGAGTATAGCGCAGTAGAAGCATTATTGAATACGGAGCGTATTGCCGCTAGATGTAATGTAGTATTACCTAAAGTTGAGCCACTCAGGTATCCAATTAGCGAGTCTGACTATAAGGCGTGGGTATGATGAGTAAAATCTGTAGCCGATGCAAACAAAAGTTGCCGCTGAACGAGTTTGCTAAGGGATATGTTTGCAGGTCTTGCAGACGTGACCAAAATGATCTGCTACACTGGGGCTATACAAGAACTGAAATAACAGCTATGTATGGCGATATATGTGGAATTTGTAAGCAGCCGGAAACATTAACTATGCTTGGTAAAGTTAGACGACTATGTATCGACCATGATCACAATTGTTGTCCAGCCGGATGCAAACGCTGTATTCGTGGACTACTGTGCTATGATTGCAATAAAAAGCTTGGTGTCGTAGAAAATAGAGATTGGCTAGAGGATGCGCTTGATTATTTGGAGCGTGTTTCATGACTGAAGATATCAGGGCTAAGGAAATTGCGCGCCTCGCCGGCTATTATTCAACTGGCCTGGAAGCCGCATCTCTAGCTACGTCTTCACCTGAAGCTATTTCACTTCTCAGAAAATGGCTGAACTTTGGCTGGGAGTTTAGGATAACAGTAACGAGAAACGTTAATATAGTTCGCAACCCTAAAGAGTACATCAAACGAGTGGAGGCTGAGTTAGATGTCATCGTATCAAAAGGGTTCGTTGATTACTTCCTTGTCACAAGCGACATTGTCAGATGGGCAAAAGATAACAAAATTCCGGTTGGACCTGCCCGTGGTTCAGCTGCGGCTTCAGTTGTTTGCTACCTTCTCAGAATTACAGAGGTCGACCCCGTTCAGCACACCAATATGCTATTTGAGCGTTTCATTGATCCGACTAGAGAAGAAGCTCCAGACATCGACCTTGACTTCGACGACGAAAGGCGATACGAAGTCTTCAACTATGCAGCCTCAAAATACGGTCCAGAAAACACTGGGAATATTGCAAACTTTACTCGGTATCGCGGAAAGAACAGTTTAGATGATGTCGCCCGCGCATACAATATTCCAAGTTGGGAAGTCGACAAAATCAAGAATCTTATCATTGAGCGATCGGGCGGGGACTCACGAATCAACGATTCATTGGAAGATACCTTCGACACATTTCCTATCGCAAAAGATATTCTCAAACAATTCCCTGAGTTGGGCAATGCCATCAGACTCGAAGGCAATTACCGATCTATGGGAGTTCACGCGGCTGGCTTGGTCATCTCGAACAAACCTATCAATCGCTATAGTGCTACTTACACTAGAACCGTTGCTGGACGCGAAGCAACAGTTGTTGCGTATGATAAAAAAGATGCCGCATACTTAGGCATGCTCAAGGAAGATTTGCTTGGGCTAAAAACTATGGGCATGATAAGGCATGCCTTGGAAATCATCGACATGGATTTGGAGGATCTTTATCGTATTCCACTCACGGACAAGAGAACGATCCAAGCTTTTCAGAGAAATGATGTCATTGGTATATTCCAATTCGAGGGACGTGCAACACGTCTTGTCTGTCGTGACGTTATCCCAGACGTCTTCCAAGAGTTGGCTGATATCAACGCACTATCCCGTCCAGGTCCATTATTCTCCGGTATGGCGCTAAATTACATAGATGTCAAGCATGGTCGGCGTCCAAAAGAATCATATCACCCAATAGTTGATTCATACACAGATTGGACTTATGGCCAGATAGTTTATCAGGAGCAGGTCTTACGAATTATCCGCGAGCTGGGCGGGTTCCCCATGATAAGGGTACATGCGATCCGTCAGATCATATCGCAGAAGCTTGGTGAAGCTCAATTTGAGACCATGTATAAAGAGTTTGAGGAGAACGCATGTGCGAATCACGGGTGTACTGCTGTTCAAGCGAGGCGTATCTGGCGCTTCATGGCGACTTCTGCGACGTACAGTTTCAACATTGCCCATTGTATTTCCTACTCAATGTTAGCTTTTTGGCAGATGTGGTTGAAGCAACACCATCCGACTGCTTTTTACGCCGCACAACTAAGGAAAACGGGAGATGAAGTCAAACGAAACAGACTTCTCAAAGATGCTGGGCGACACGGAATCAACCTTTCCCCAATGGAAATCAAGCTTTGTGATACAACGTGGACCGCTCAAAGGGACGGTTCAATCATGGCAGGTTTCCTTCAGATCGACAAGATCGGGCCTGTGCTTAGTCGGTCTATTGTGGATTGGATTAAAGAACAACCAGATAATGTTGCTTGGGGAGACCTTATTGCAATCAAAGGTGTCGGTGAAAAGACCTCTGATCGAATCAGAGCTTTTGCAGCAGACCCTGATCCATTTAACCTACAATATATCGGGAGGGTCATGAAGAATCTTCGCGAGGAACTGAAGCCAGGCAATAAGTGGTATTTGCCTACACCGACACATACTAGTGATACATTACCAAAGAAAGGCACACACCAAGTAACGTGGGTCGGTATTCCGGTAACTCGCGAGTATAAAGACCTCATTGAGGACGAAAGAGCGAGAACTGGCAAGTCTGTTGAGGAAATTCTAGCTACCGTCAAGGACCCAGATCTGAAGAAAAGCTGTACACTCAAATGTATTGACGATGGGGACGAGGAGGTTTACCTGAGATTTGATCGATGGCATTACCCAAAGTTTGCCCAAAAGCTAGAAGCCATTAGGCTCGGCGGGGCAGATGCTGTAATTGTACAAGGCCGAAAAAGAGAGGGTTTTGGCGTGTTTATTCAGACAAACGAGATGTGGGCGGTTGAGTTAGATGACTGATAACACCCGCCCGTTCCAGCAGGGTGGAACACCGACACCAGAACAATTTGAAGCATTTGGCAAACTTGCTAAAATGCTTCAGGATGCGAGAAGTAGTCCTGAGTATATGCCTATTATGAAGGCATTAGAGACCATCAATGTTGACTATAAGGTTATCGACGTTATGTTTGGCGATAATCTTGTCGAATGTGTAGTAATTCCATTAAAAGATCTGATGTATCGTGAGTGGGCCCATATATCTGGCCAACAACCGCAAAGAGAGGACAAATGAGTAAAGATGTTCAAAAATGGGCAGACGTTGCGATGTATTCTGCTGCGCCAATTGACTCAAAATCTGGCCCACGCGTACAGCTTCTCAGCTGCAATGCTGACCCATTGGGAACTATCGCAGCAGCAGCGAAAATGTATAAAGGCGAGTACGTGGAAACGCTCGCACTCATCAGTGATCAAGAACGACGTCATTACTTGGAGGACGTACGCAAAAACGCTCTCGCTGCCCCTCTTGAATTCGTCAATTTCCATTTTCTTATCAGCGGAGTCACACGTGGGTTCACACACCAAATGGTCCGTCAACGTACAGCTACGTACACCCAAGAGTCCACACGTTTTGCTGTCAAGGAAGATGTTCCAGTAGGACTCCCGCCTAGCTTGGCGGGGACAATACCGTGGGCCGAATTTCGCCAAAAGTGCGAAGATGATCTATTTGCCGGAGTGGAAGATAGAAGCAGTCCAGAGCGTCAAGAAATGATAGATGATTATACATGGAATCAGGCAAGTCAAGAGCAGAAGTGGAGGTTTACTTGGGATGACTCAGTCCAATGTATCTCCAACTCATACAATAGTCTCGTCAACTCTGGAATGCCAGCAGAAGATGCTAGGGGCTTGTTACCAACAAACCTACTTACACGGATCAATTACAACACTAGCTTGCGTGGCTTGCTTGAACATGCTGGGCTTAGATTATGCACGCAGTCACAAGCAGAGTGGAAAACAGTATGGGGAAGAATAATGGAGGCTATACGCGACTATGGGGCAACACAATTTTATCATAGACCAGGTAGTGTTGCTATAGGTAGCTATTGGCAATTTGAGGAATTAAGCAAAATCTTCAAGCCAATCTGTTATAAAACAGGTAAATGTGAGTTTATGAGCGATGTCGATCGTTATTGTCAAATACGAGATAGGGTACAGGCACACGCTAAAAGAGGAGATCCAAGCACTGAATGGAGCGATATCAATCTACAATCAGAGGTATATGATAATTACGCAGCTGCAAGGGTGAGTCAGTAGTACACTGGAGGTGCTATGGAGACAGTTTCATGTCGTGGTATCGCAACAGTCGATATCACGAAGTTTAGGAGACGTCGCAAAGGATACATTGCCGATAGCGAAAT